ATTATTATATGTCAATAATACTGAGCCAGTTGATGTTGGTAAGTTAGAGCCAGATTGTATGAATAAACTACCTGAAAGTGTAGAGCTACCACTTACATTAAGAGTTCCCTCAATGAATGTGTTAGAGCCAGAGTCAATTAAGAAACCGGTCTTTCTTGTAATACCTGCGGAGCCTGAATTACCTGTACCTACTGCGAATATTGTTTCAGCTGATAATGCTCTATTACCATCTTCCGCATTCCATCTACCGAAGAAAGCAGAGCCTCCATTTTGTCCACCTGCATTTGCAGCGTTTGATGCATCATATAGAGATGTTCCGTAAATATTCAATCCATGTCCAACGATTGCTGCTCCTACTAAATGTCTGTTACCATCGCCTGTTACAGATGCAGATATACGATTACCTCCTATAAAACTTCCATAAATTCCTCTACCTCTATCGTTTGTTGTTCCTGTTCCAGCTGCACTACCTGAAAAATAGATATTGTTGCCAATTTGTCCTACAATAATATTTCCTTGTATTGCAAATGTTCTACCAGTAGTTCCATTAGTTGAAGAATCGTAATCATTCGTAATTGTAAATCCGCTGAGTGTATTAGAAATAATACTAATAGATGCCGATGCTCTATTTGTTAGGGTTACAGTTCCATTAATATTATTATTTTGAAATGCATTATTAGAACCTAATGTTGGTGCAAAAACGGTATTATCATTAATTATTAGAATTCCGTTAGTAATGTTTTGAGATATTGTATAGCCTCTACTACCTGATTGAAGATTGAATGTATTTGTACCCTGTATACTATTCCCTGATATTGAATGTTGTTGTGCGGCCGATGCTGATATAGGGCCATTATAAGTAAGAGTTCCGCCAAAAGATGAGTTACCAAGGAAACTAACAGTCGTACTACCACTTGCTCCTGCCTTCCTAACCACATATTGTTTCTCATTCTAGGATAAAATCCTCCAGCTGCTAAAACAGATGCTGTCACGGTTGGTAAGAAACCTGAATCATTTAAGAATATGTTACTATTCTCTAAATAATTTAATCTACCTGCAGCCGGTGCTGAACCATTTGCATATATGTTAAAACTTCCGCTTACAATTGTTGAACCGGCAGTATTACTTGTTTTGAAAAGTATATTAGCTAAATTCTGTGAACTCCCTGATATATGTGTTATGGATGATGCACCTGATGTAAAACTATTTGCGGTAATTAATACACTACCTGATATAGTTTCTATTGATGGTTTTTCGAATGTAGTTCCGCTACCACCACCGAATGAACTTGTTGCTACTGCAGTACTTATTCCACTTGCATTACCAACCCATGCATATCCTTGTTGTAAAGATGCAGTTAAACTGCCACTTATGTTTATGTTAGTATTTACATCAACAGATGCAGTAGTCATTGCGACCATTGTTTTATTGTCAACACCATCTACAAATTGTAGTTGTGCATCTTTACTACGCATTCCATAAGACACATATAGGGGTGCATTCGTATCTCTTAATTGGAATGTAGGGTCAGGGCCCTCTAATTGTAAATTATCACCATTGAATTTAGCATCACCATCAAAGTTTACAACTAGATCAATTACATCATTAAAAGTAATTCTACTTGGTATATCTTTACCAATATCAATTGATGCTAGTTCTGATTTTAATTGTATATAATGTCCACTACTTCCTGATACAATTAAACTACCAGTTATGGTTTGGTTACCTATAAATGTATTACTTCCAGTTGTAGCAAAACTGCCTGTGTCAATGCTTCCGCCACCACCAAATGATGATGTAGCAACCTGTGTATTTTGTCCTAATCCATTACCTACCCATGCATATCCATTTTGTAGTGATGCAGTAAATCCTGCACTTGCACTCAATGGTGTCAATACAGCCACTCTACCATCTGTATAGTTTGCCTTATTTTGGAAACCGAATACAGCGGGATAAGTATCTAATGCAGTATTGTTTATATAAAATGCCGGTCCTGTTGACCATCCAGTAATTCCGAATACAGATGTGTCTACCGTAAATCCTATTTCATCGAAAGTTGCTGAATCTTTTGCGTAGGTTGTTGATGGAAACATACCACCCTCATCGGTTGCATTAACAATAGTAATACTATTTCTATTGATTAAAGTTCTTCCTGCGGAGCCTGATATTGTAATTCTTGGTTGAGTTGTTGCACCTGTTGCAGATGAGGAAACAAATATTTGTCCTACAACCGTCAAATCAGTTGTTGCACTACCACTAATTGTTACACTACCAGTAATTATTTGATTACCATTAAAGTTATTGCTACCTGTTGTTGCGAAACTACCTGTATCGATTGTGCTTCCACTAACATCAGGTATAGTAAATCCAAATGTAGATGCATCACCTTTAGTAAATGTAATGGTATTTCCACTTAAAGATGCTGTAATAAGTGATGATGCAGTTATTGCTGCTGTTGCATAACTACCAGTTGCAGCTATCAATGCGTTTATTTGCCCTTGCTGTGCTGCATCAACTGCTGCTACTGAAGAACTAATTGCATATGATGCTGTTGCTGCTTCTAATGAACTAACTCTTTGGTCATTAGATTGAGTGTATGAATTAAATGATGCAGTAGTTAATAAACTACCTGTATTGGTAGAACTGCCTGTTATATTTGCAAATTGTGATGCAACACTTCCTGAAAAAGAGTCAAATGAGGTTTGGTTGACAGTAGAGTCAATCATATCTTCATTAAATGTCCTTAATCTGGTCGGTGTAATCTGACCTGAATTATTATTAGGAAATTCCGTATTGTTCTCTACCTTTAATTGTTGTTTACTTAATTGGGACATTTTATATATTTTAACTTAATACAATATCAAATCCATTACTAAAACCATTAGAGAATGCTCCACCACCGGTTCTAGTTGCACTTTCTATCTGACCTATTCCTTGCTCCATCAATGCACCATTGCAACAACTCACATCATAGGTATCTGAATGCAAACATAGACATGCTCGTCTACTATTCTTTGGTGAACTTAATCCTCTTGTCGGCCCAATATAAATGCCGCTATTGTTTTCTCTATTTACAGAGTATCGAAGGGCGCCGTTGCGTGAATTACTCCAAGGCATAATGATTGTTTTATATTTAACAATCTCAACTTGGAAAATAAGTGATTTTATTTTTGAACACTAATGTTCTTCATTGCTTCCTTATGTAGAATTCCTTCCAATTCGTTTTTATCTGCTCTATATGCCAAATAAAGTAAACACTTTTCTAATGGCTCTTTTACAACGGTATCTACTTTGAGAATATCGTTGTCGGATAACTCCATGAGCGTTGCATAAGTTCTCCACTTCTTGCTAAAATTGATTTGATGCTGGGATGTAGCTCCTCCTCCTTCAAAGATTTCAGGATACCTTGCAGCAAGTCCGTTGATAAATTCACAAAAAAAAACATACAACCGAAATGCTTTTCCATATCTACATCTAACCATAGTTCTTCGTTGATATCACCTCTATATTCTTCTATCTGATAAAACTCTCCTTGCTTCTTTGTAATCGGTCTGTATAGTATGGACATTATTTTTGCCCAATTCTTGTCAATCGTTATTTGTTCGTATTGTGTTATATCTGCGTAAGCACCATAACTCATTTTAGAAAGGTTAGGTTCAAATCCGTATTCTATTCCCCCAATGGTGATTATCCTTTGTAGTTCTATATTATCAGGCTGAATAAATCCTGCTAACTTATTTTTTAAACGGTCATAACTTTCTTTACTTAATCCTTTTAGATATTCCGGCTGTATTCCGCATAGGTGTAATAACATCAATGCCGTTTGTGCTTCCTCATCATCTTTATAGTTTTCCAAATCTGCCATAAGTGCAAGATATTGTTTTAACTTTACATCAGCCCATGTTGTTGGAACTTCTATCTTTAATGTCTTTCTCATTTTGTATATGCTTTTAATTGTATCATTAATAATCTAACCTTTGCTTCTTCATTACTCAATTTTGCCATTAGAGCCATTAGTTGTGCACGAAGGTCTTCATTTTCTTTTTGTGTTTGTGCTACATATAGTAACAAATCTTTTATTTCTTCTGATGTGTATGTCATCTTATACTGATTGCATAGTTTCCTGCAACTATCTTCTTCTTATTTAACAATTCCATTACAACATATCTTACAGCGTCCAAAGCGTGATTGTATGCATCTATCGGTCTATTCGTTACATTACCATTACCATCATCCATCCACTCATACGAATATAATTCTTCTATTAGATTGCTGCATGATTTAGGAACGATTAGATTATATCCTTTAACTAAATCTATTCCGTATTGAATACTATCTTTGCCCTTTTTAACTGGCTTTGCAAGTGGAAATCCACCTCTTTTAAATTCATCTATCATTCTAGGTTCTGAACTATCTATTATGATTGGGTCATTCGGTTGCACATTACCTCTAATCATTTCTAATATCTCATTTGTCAGCAAACCTCTTTTGTATATGTGTTCTCTTAATATAAGGGTTTCACCTGTTCTCCATACACCAACTAATGCGGTAGGGTCTTGCACATATCCTAGGTCCAAACCAAATCCAACAAAATCACTTCTATCCCAATCCCAATCATCAACAACTTCAAAATTATATATTTGCTTTTCGTTTACAGCAAATTGACCTAAACCATATGTTTGCCAATAGCGTGGATTTGTATCTTTATATTTCTCAATGAAACGAACTTGCTCTAATGGCAAGTAAGGATTATTTTTGTATGTTGTTATGAAGGTTTCGCAATCATCACCTGGCTGAACTTCTTTTAATATCCAATGTTTGACAGAAAAAGAAGGGTTAAAACTTAATATAATTTTTCCTGTTGTTCTGATTGCTAACTGAAAGTATTGTTCGTATGTTAATTCATTTGCTTCATCTATCCATAGTATATCTCTTCTTAAACCTTTCAGCTTTTCCGCACTATCTGTTGAAAAGAACTCTATCACACTACCATTGTCAAAAGTGTATGTGTGTTCTGTTGCCATCCACTTCTCTTCATCCCATAGGTCTAATCCTCTTAATATCTCTTTGAAATCTCTTATTGCTGATGTTCGTAGGGCAGGGAATGTCTTTCTTACAACAGAGATAAGCAAACCATCATTCTGAAGGGCTTTCACAATAAGGAATTGAAGTAGTGCAAATGATTTACCACTTCTTGCCGAACCCTGATGTAATTGTATTTTGGTTTTACTATCCCATGCATTCTGGAAAGTAATCGTTGTGTTAATCTGCAATTCGCTCATCTGTTGTGCCTTTATTTATAACTACTGATATCTGATGTACCTTATGATGTAATTCACCTTGTAATTCAACTTGTGCTTTCTTTGGTACAATATATTCTAATAATTTCAGATTTATTCTTGCTGCTTCAACCGGGTCACTCTTTCTTATCTTCTCTATATCTTCTCTTAATGCATCTAATCCACTATTTGCTAATCGTGCAATAGCCAGTTTAGCCTGTTCGGTGCTTCTATTTAATGCACCTTTTGGTCTGCCTGTTCCTAACTTATTTCCTTTTTCAAATGCCATATCCTGTTTTTCTATGTTATTTTAACAGGCGGAATTGATTTTGTATTTAAAGCGATACATTACTTGCCCATAACAATAATAATCCAATGGTGAGCAGGTATGCCCCTAATAAAACGATTATTTCTTCATTCTCCTTTATCTTCTTCTTCAACCAATTCATATCCTAATATTTGTATTATGTTGTCTTCACT